TCCGCGGGCCGGTGATCAACCCGGCCCGGCCTGGATATCCCCCAGGAGGGTTCTGCGGCTTACGATCCGCATAGTCGGCCCCGAGAGAATCGAACTCCCGATCCCCCGGTCCCTAACCGGGTGCGCTGCCACTACGCCAGAGGCCGTCGTGAGAGATGTGGTAGGGGCGTCCCCCACCGCGCCTCGCGGCTTACGGCATCTCTCACCATGCAAGTCAAGGCTGATTAGTCCTTGACAGTGGCAGAGGTGGGATTCGAACCCACGACCTCCAGGTTATGAGCCTGGCGAGCTACCGCTGCTCCACTCTGCTATGTCCGGCCCCTGGGCGGGGGAGGTGCGGTCTAACCGCCCAGGGGCCATCGGTCACCAGTGTATCAGACTGGTATCAGACTCACGCCATGCGAGTCGGGTCGTTCCGGCCGTATCCGGCGATGCGCGGACGCAGCGTCGAACCGGTCAGCACGGCGCTGGCCCCGGTGATGACGTGAGCACGCACCCAGATCGCACCGCTGACAGGCGGTGTGGTCGGAGTGCCCGGCGCACCTGGAATGAACAGATCCAGGTACCGCGTGGTCGCGTTGTGCGTCGGCGAGGTGATCACGTCGAAGGTACCGAGGGAACGGTACGTCGAGTTGTCGTACGACACCTCGATCTCGACAGACGAGTTGGTTGTGCCCGTGGTGAGGATGGACAACACGAAAGTCACGGCGGTGGCGTCTGCGTACAGCGCCACCGCCGTCCCGGTCGTGTCGGCACCCGCCGTCAGGGTTGCGCCGGTGAGGAGGTTGACCTCGTTGGCGTCACGGATGTTGATGCTCATGATTCCTCCTCAGGATCAGGCCGGAGCCGCGTTGGTGATTCGGCTGAACCGGACCAGGCCGTACGGATCGAAGCTCGCGAAGCCTGGGTACCACTCGATGCGGCCCTTCTGGCGAGGAGCGGACTCCATTTCGCCGAACCAGTCGACCGAGAAGTGGCCGTTGGCGCCGAGAAGGCCGGAGACGTGCTCGTCATCGAACTTCATCAGCCAGATCGAGGTGGACGTGTTCGACGCACCGTCGACTTCGGTGAACGGCTGGAGAGGCACGACGGCATCCGATCCGTTCATCCCGTCCTCGGTGATCTCGAACGGGACACCTTGGTACATCGTGACGCGCTCACCGAACTGGTTGGTCCCGATGTCGAGCAGCGAGAAGCCGTCGTACTTCGAGTGGCCGGCGACCGTGATCCACTTCTGAACCCTGCGGTTCATGAAGGCCACGGAAGGCTTGCCGGTGTTGCGGAAGAGGGCGATGGCCTCATCGAAGTCATCCAGGCTGACGGCGGCAGGGGTGCCGGCGTTGTTCTGGTGCTCCTGGCCGAAGCCCTGCGAGACGAGTGTGGGCAGACCCACGAGGCCGTCGTTGGCCCCGGTGCCGAACCACAGTTCGTACTCGAAGCGCATCCGGTTGCCCTTCGCCTTCTTGGCAACCTGCTTCGCCTTGAGCGACGCCTTGTTGGCAGTCACGCGAAGCAGGTAGTTGTCGATCTCGATCTCGCCACCGAGGATCGCCGTGCCCCAGTAGCTCTTCGTGTCAGAGCCATGAGACGGCGTGTACCCGGCGTTGATGGCACGGAACTGGGTCCCTGGCACGGTCCCCTCGTGGTTCTGGACGTACGCCAGCCCCTCGAACGGAATCCAGCCAAGGTGACGCGTCACCGTCGAGCCTTCGAGAATCGTCTGGATCGTTGCCTTCGACTCGACATTGCCGCCATACTTGGCAGCTTCGAGCAGAGACAGCACTCCACTGGACATGGGTTGTCACCTTTCTAGGTGGTAGAGAAACGTTGGTTTCGCCCACCGACAGGTGACTCAGCTCACTTCGAGCTGCCTGCCTCCTGGCGGGCGTACACCGCTTCGAGCAGCGCTCGCCCTTCCAGACCCTGTGTCGGGTCCGGGCCGGCGGGCGGATTGCCCTTTAGCTCGCCGAGTGACGCGATTCGGCTTGCGGCAGCATCAGCAGGTGGCTTCTGGGCCGGAGCCTGTTGAAGAGCTGAAACATCGATGCCCTTGGCCGCTGCCATCTCTGCGAAGATCCGCTCTCTGTCGGATTCTCGATTGGCCTGCGTTGCCTCGGCAACCTCGATGAACTTGGCGGGCTCGATCCCCTCGAAGTCTCCGGGCTGCAACAGCGGGAACGACTTCTGCGCCAGACCTACGGCGGTCTGAGCGAGTTGTGCGTACGCTGCTTGCAGATCCTCGAACTTCTGTCGGAACTCTGCTCCACTCTGATCTAGTTGGCCCGCAGGTCCACTCATCAGTCGTCCTTCTCTACTCCCGCTAGGTGCTACACTCCTGGGCGACGGGGACGCCGTGGAGGTCTACTACCCTCCCCAAGAGTGCAGCAGTTCAGCGCCGTCGCATCTGCCGGGCGAGCTTGTTTCTGGCCTCGCGATGGCGCCACGCGACACCGCCCGAAAGGCCGGTACGCACCACCGCTACCGGCGGTGATTCGACCATCAGCATCGCCATTGCCATGTCGGCCGCTGCCGAGGCAACGCCCTCGAACAGGACGTCTCCCGCAACCAGCAGGTCGCCCACAGCCCAGGCCGCAGCAGGAGACAGGCCGGCAAACTCGGCCGCGCGCGTGACCTCGCCAGAGAAACCGGCTGCCGCCGAGGCGATGCCGGCGAACGTGACAGACCTCGACAGGTCCCCGGTGAAGCCGGCTGCGGCAGGGCTGAAAGCAGCCAGTCCAGCGGCGCGCGCGACGGCACCACTGAACCCGGCTGACGCCGGACTGGAAGCGGCAAGAGCACGGGTGATGGTCGAAGCTCCAGAGAACCCGGCTGCTGCCGGGATCGAACCGGCCAGCCCGACTTCGCGCGCGATGGCGGCGGAGAACCCCGCAGCGGCCGAAGCAACACCGTCGAAAGTGACGCTCCCCTGGACCGACAGTTCAGCAGAGAAACCGGCTGCGGCCGGGCTGGTGGCAGCGAACGCGGTCGCGAGCGTGATGGCCCCAGTGATCCCGGACGCGGCGGGGGACGATGCAGACAGCGCGACGGCGAGCGTTGCTGCCCCGGAGAATCCTGCTGCCGCGGGGCTGGATGCGGCCAGTCCGGCAGCGCGCGCGATGTCACCGGAGAATCCGGCAGCCGCCGGGGTTGATCCGGCTAGCCCGGCAGTACGGGCAAAGGCTCCAGTGAAGCCAGCCGCAGCCGGAGACGTCCCGGCGAACGGCCGGTCCACAACCAGCGCACCGGTCGCGCTATTCGCTGCGCTCGCAGAAGAGGCGAGCGACAGTTCAAGTGTCGCGCTGCCGGTGAAAGCGGCTGCTGCAGTAGAATCGCCTGCAAGATCGCGGGCGACCCCGGCGATCGTCTCGCTGGTGGCGTCTTTGCGGTGAAGATAGAACGAACGCAGCGGGCCGGCACGATCGCCCTTGCCGGTCCTGCGGTCGCGGGCCGGGTGGATGCGTCGCCGACGACCTCCCGGCGTTGCGCCACCAGCGCCACCTGCTGCCGCCTTGACAACGACGCCGCACGCGGCGAGCTTGAATATGCCGCCAGTCCCGGTATGCGAATCAACCCAGTCGACCGTGGCTGATGTCGACCCGGTGCGTTGCTGCGACTCGAACCCGCACGCCGCACCGGATTGTAGGTCGTGGACTTCGGTGAACGTCGACCCGGGGGTGCAGCCGAGCGACTCTTTGTCCATCCCGATGATCCCGAACACGTAGTCGTCGGTTGACGGGGCGACGTCCAGGGTGAACGACTGGGCGCCGTCCGGGGATGCCGTGTCGATGACGGTACCGATTCCACCGGTCGGCGTACCGGTGTCGTACCCTTCAAAGGCGACGACCGACACGCCGTACACGTAGACATCGATCGCGCCGCAGTCGATGGTCAACTGCATCGACGCCCCGGTGGCCACTTCGGCTGCGAAGATGACGAGGTTCTGCGAGTAGGCGACGAGCGACGAAACGTTGACCTCACGGTTGTACGTCCAGCCGCCACCAGTGACGGTGATCGTCAACGACTCGTCGCTCGACCCGCCGTCCAGCATCGCGTTGATGCCGACGAGCATCACCGAGTTGCTCGGTGGCGTGAACGCCGACGTGACGAACGTGCCGGTGCCGTGACCGGTGCTGGTGATCTCGCCGAGGAGGGTGGTTGGGGTCATAGCGACGCCCTCCTAGTTAGCGGACGCTGATCGACAGGTGAACGTCAGCTCTGGTGTCGAATCCCCATACTCTCAACACGGCATTTCACGCGCCCATCATTATCCGCCGCCCATGTCGATCAGCGCATACTGGTGACAGGTGATCGCGTTCGCGGCGTTCGACGTCTGACAGGCGACGAACAGATCCGCGATGTTGGCGACATTCGAGTCGAATCCGGTACCGACCGCAGGGGACGTCTCAGGGGCGAGCAGGTGAGGGTGACCGTGAGTCGTGATATCCGCCGCCGACGCGTCGATCACGGCCCGAGAATGGAACCGGGCCTGCCCCATCAGGTTCGCCGACGTACCCGAACCCATCGCGCGACAGGTCAGCAAGATCTCCAACCACCACGGCACAAGCGTGTGGGCGGTGGTCGACGTCACGATCGCGCCGGTAGTGAACGCCACGATGTTGGAGGTTGGGCCGAGCCTGAACTCGAACGTGAACGTCGGCGACGTCGTCACAACGTTGCTGATGCCACCCGACGCCCGGACCCATAGCTGCTTGCCGAGATACCAGTCGTCGGGGGCGATCGTATGTCGCGCCGGTGTCGGCAGACATGACACAGCAGTCGTGAACGACGCCAACGCCGGACCTGCCACCTGTGAGGTGGCGATCGTCTCCATGTATCCGGGGATGGGCATCAGGGCTCCTCAGTCAACGTGGGTGGCCGGGTCTTTGGTGAGCGGCCGGCCATCAGACCACGTGTTGCCGGTGAACACGGTGCCCGACTTGTCGCAGAGGGTGAACGGCCGATACGGGTAATCGTTCGGGGCAGGCTGCCGCTCCGACGCCAACCACACGTTGTTCGTCACCGTCTCGAACGACGAGAAACTGGTCGAGCAGTACAGGGTGTACGAACCGCCGGACAGGAAGTTGCTGTCCACGGTCATCGAATGGATCGCGACGTCGGCGATCAGCGTCGAGGTGCCGTTCGGGATCTCGATCCGGTTGTGGAAGAGCACCATCCCCCGCAGCCCGATGGAAACCTGGACGCCATCGGCGTGGGCGCCGTTGCCGTTGAACGGGGCGTGAATCCACGAATGCTCGATCGTCATGAACTGGTCTGCGTGCGCACCGTTCTCACAGTCGTGGATGTCAGCACGACGGACGATGATCGAATGCCCGACAACCCCGGTGCCGTTCGACGCGTTGCAGGTGATCTCGACATCTTCGAGCAATGCCCGGTCAGCGGTCGAGCGGACGGTCGGCGAATAGACGACGAAGAAGTTGGTGCATGAGATCCGGCTGTTGCGGATGACCACCCGCGGCGCTTCGATGCGGACGCAGCCGCTGATCATGCGGTTCTCGATGACGGTGCCGGCGACGGTGATCGTCAACGGTCCGGTGTACGCGGTCAGCGTGCCGGTGGGGCCGGTGGTCGACGCGTCAGGGAACCCGCCCGGTGTCGGTGGAACCGTCGTCGTGGTCGTTGGTGCAACCGTCGTGCTGGTCGTCGGTGCGATCGTCGTGGTCGGTGCGGCCGTTGTCGTGGTGACAGTCGACGTCGTAGAAGTGGTTGACGAACTGGTCGAGGTGGTAGTGCTCGACGGCGGCAGAGACGTCGTTGGCGATGTCGATGTCGTCACCTCCGTGGTTGTGGTCGGCGGCGTGGAGTCCGGCGTGAACGTCTGACAGACCACACCGGCAACCGTTCCCTGCGTCGCGGGCCAACAGATCGGCTCGGTGACGGCCGGCTCGTCGGCGGCAGTTGTCGCACCGGCAGCAAACACGGCGACCAGAACGGCTGCCAGAAGGGCTTTCATCAGTAGGAATCTCCAGGATCGCCGAGTTTCAACACGAGGGAGGCCGCGGCGAACGATGCGGTGTCTCCGTTGAGGACAGGCTTGGCGACGGTGAGCGTGCCGAACGCAACGAGGTTGCCGGCGGTCGACGCGTCCCAAAGTCCGAAGTGCGTCATGTCCGCGCCCGACGACCAGTCGCCGGTCGCGGTCGGGAACGTCTTGACCGCGGTGTTGCTCTTCACGGCCGGAGCGGTGCCGGACGCGGCGCCCCAGTCAGCCGCAGCGGTCGACACCCGGGCGTACGAGCCAGAGGACGGTTCGGTGGCTCCAGTGCCGGCTTCGGCCGGCGCTGTCGTTGACAGGCCGATCCATAGCGTGGCGTACCCCGCCCATGATCCGTCCTGGAGCAACCCGTTGAGGATCGCCTGCTCTACTGTGTCTACGAAACCTGCCATCGAAGAACCCCCCTGCGGTTCATCAGTAGGAACGCGTCTTGTAGGTCCAGCCCACCGCGTTCAAGTGACCGTTGCCGTAACCGAGCAGTTCGAGGTACGAGCAGTAAGCCCGTGACGATGACGAGTAGTGCCACAGTGGACTCTCGTGATCCCAGGCCCACCACCGTCCGGTACCTTGGCTGTCGTCGCACAGCGCGGCGACACGCCACGACGCGACACCGGTCGTGCCTGGATCGCAGTAGACGTAGGCCGTGTCGTAGTAGGTGCTGTATCCGCCGTGGCACCCGACAGCCTCTACGGTGCCGTCAGCAACGACGGTGACTGCGGAAACGGCGAGAGCGAGAGCGAGAGCGAGGCGTTTCATTCAGAACACACCCCGGCGGTGCAGCGAAGCTCAGTACTTGGAGAACCCCATCTGCGTGATGCGGCCCTGGTCCTCGCGGAACCTGAACTGCCCTTGCGTCTTGCCAGCGGCGTCCATGTAGCCGAGGCCGGCACGGAGGTTGCGGGAATCTTCGGCGTTGCCGAGAAACTCGGCGCTCTCGAACTGCTGCACGCCGAACCCAACCCCTCGCGCGCGCATCACTGCGGCTGCTAGACGGTTCTGGTCGCGGCCGAACTCGCGGTACCCCTTGATGGCAGCGGCCCGATCCGTGCCAGCGGCTCGGATCTCGAACAGACGCTCCTTCGTCGGCAGCTCAAGCCCGGCTTCGCGCGCGGCTGCGCCGATCGCCGAGAACTCGTACGCTGACATCAGCGTCTGGAGATCGAGCGTGCCGGCGTGACCGCCCATCTGCCCGCCCGTGTAGAGCACGTCCATCATCTGGCGAGCGAACGTCGGGTCCACCGACAGGATTCGCTGAACTGCTTGGCCGGTGAGCGCCCCCTGGCGCTGTAGGGTCTGGAGTTCGGTGGCTACCCGCTGGTTGGCGACCTCGGTCGCGCGCGTGATCCAGCCCGGGTAGTCGAACGCCATCGCCGCACGGTTGGCGTTGTACTCGTTGAAGAGCGCCTGCTCCCTGGAGGGGTCCACGATCGATTCGTAGAGGTCGTCGTCTTGCAGGTTGAGGCCGGCATAGACGTAGAACGTCTCTTTGATCGTCGTGCCACCGGTCTGGACATACTGCCAGATCTCCAGGTTGTCGCGGATCTCGTCCAGCGACTTCTCGGACTCGTGGAATCCGATCATCGAGGCCGGGGTAAGGTACTCGGCTTCCTTGCCGTACTGGCGGAGCAGTTGGCGGATCTCGTTCTCCCGGCGGATGTGTTCCGCCTCGGACCAACGGATCGTGCCGTCAGAGCGGCGCGCGCCCTGGAACCGCTGCTTGTACTGCGGCAGCATCGTGATGCGGTTGTATAGCTCGCGCGGCGAGGCCGACTCGGCGACCGCGATCTGGAGCCACTGAGGCGAGATGTTCAGCTCCCGGAGGACCGGGTTCTGTGCGAGGAGGTCGTCAAAGAGTGCCATCAGTACCCGAACAGTTCAGCGAGTTGGCCGTTGGCTTCATGCATCCGCTCGTCGGCGTTGCGAGTCTTGAGCCAGCCGGTGGATTTGGTCAGTTCCTTCTCGAAGTCCCAGACGAGCGCGCCCTGGGCGAGCGCTCGGCGGACCTCGGGCGTGTAGAGCGAGCCCTTCTTCTCCATCGTGCGCTCGTAGGTCTCCAGCCAAGGTGCGGCCATCGTCGCCACGTCGGCGCCCTTGAGGGGGCCGAGGCCGGGGAACTGCGCCTCCGCGCCGCGCTCCATCGCCTGGACCAGGTCGTCGTCGGACTTGCGCTTCTCGACTATGTTCTTCGCCCAGGTGGTCAGCGTCTTGGCATCCCAGGTCAGGCCGTAGCGTTCCAGCTCGTCGCGGATGCGGGCGGTCGTGTTCTCGATCGTGATGCCACGCTCGCGCTGAGCCTCCTGCTCGGTACGGCGGTCGCGCGCGTACGGCGACTCGCTGTTCTTGAGCGCCGCCGGCTTGACCACCGTCTCAGTCCAGTGGCCGAAGCCCATCTTGCCGGAGACGACAGCCTCCAAACTGGCGGTGATTCGTCTGTCGTTGGCGCTGATCGTCTCGCCGGTGAAGTCGGACCACTGTTGCGCCATCCTTGTCGCCATCTCCTGGCGACGGGTGCGCTGCTCAGCCGCGGCGAGCGAGTTCCATTCCAACTCGGAGGAGGTGCGCGACTGGAACCACTTCGTCCCCTGGAGCTTGTTCTCCAGCTCGGCCTGCTCCATGTCGGGCCGGCCGGCGTACTCGGCGAGGACACGCAGAACATCGGGGTCGTTGCGCGCCGGGTTGTTGCGCCCGATCACCGTGTCGAGAATCCGGTTCCAATGCTCCCGGTAGCTGCCGAAGTCGGTCGCCATCAGACGCAGCTCTTCGGCGTGGCCACCTGAGACGGTACGACCAAACTTCGCCAGGTACTGGGCGTTCGTCATCGACTGGACGGGACGCCCGCCCAGGTTGATCGAGCCGTCCATCGGCAGGGCATAGTGGATGTAGATCCCGTTGCCCAGATTGAACAGGGCTACGGTGGCGCTCTGGTTGCGCACGAGAATGGCGTCACGGGGCAGGTCGAACGGCAGTTCGCCACTATCGCCGGCCACGGCGGCTGGCCTGCCGGTGAGCGGGTCCGTGCCGTAGCGCAACTGGCCGGGAGCACCACTGGAAGTCATGAAGCCGCCGCCGGTCTCCATGTTGGAGCCGCTTCTATAATCCTGGCCGAGAAGCCCTCGGCTGGCGGCGTCGCGCACCGCCTGGACAGCAGCAGGGACGTTGAGACCCTTGTACGGATCGCCGCCCGCTGCGTAGCCCGACGCGCCCATGCCCCAGGCCGAGCGCCCCTGATGTTGAAGCACGTACATCGCGGCTCGGGCGTTGGTCAACGGGTCGAATAAATCGGACGCCTGTCGGATAATTCCGGCAGATATGAGCTGCTGATCCCAGGTCGAGTTGATCTGCCACAAGCCGCGATCGCCGGTCAGCGCCTCGCGCGGGGCGTCACTCCCGTGGATGCCAGGGCGGTAGCTGGACTCGCGCTCAGGGAGCGCGACGAGGAACTCCAGGTCGCCGGCGCGCGCGCCAGCCTGATACGCGATCTGGGCGACCTGCAAGCGCGTCAGGACGACTCCGGGAGCGTTGTCGTAGATCGGCCGGGCAGCCATCAGGTGTTCGCCTGGAAGATCTCAGCGGCCTCGTAGGTCCGCCCCATGAAGCGGGAGTTCTCGAACGCCTGCTTCGAGCCGGCGATCGAGCCGATCGTTGACTGGTACTTGCCCGTCTTGAGGCCGGCCTCCAGTGAACCGACGTCGCCACGCTCCGCGCCAAGCATCTGCTGCTCGGCGCTACGGAACTGGGACATGTACTCCTCTTCGGTCATGCCGCCCGGCTTGTTGCCATACAGCTCGTCGTAGCGGGCCTGGCCGCGCGCGAACGCGAGCACCTTGGCCGTGATGTCGAGCTGCTGGCCTTCGGCGGCGTTGTCGAGCGCGGCCTGGGTCTCGTTGTAGAACTGCTCCTTGAGCGCGTCGGACGGTGAGATCAGCAGAAGGTTCTGCATCACCCGCTCCAACTCCTGGGTCACCTGGTCACGGTCGAGGATCGGACGGATGCGGCCGGCTCCGCCGCCACCTCCGCTGCCGCCGCGGCCGAAACGCTGGTTGAAGAACGAGAGCGGTGACTCCGGTGCGAACTCCAGCCACGACTCGGCCGTCTGGCCGCTGGTGCGCCGGATGATGTTCCAGGTGAGAAGCTCGTCCTCGGGCGTCAGCTTCTCAGGATCGCCACCCGTGGCAGCGATCCGAGCGGCCAAAGGACCGTCCAACGCGAACACCACCGCGAGACCCACGTCCTGGTAGCGCTCCCAGCCCTGGCGGAAGCGCTCGGTGGCGTACGCCACGCCGAACTCGGTACGGCCTGTAGGCATGCGGCTCACCGGGCCGACGTTCTGGCCACCGGCCGCGTGGCCGGTGACGCGCGCTGTGGACGCGACGTCGATGGCCTCCAAGCCACCAGGGAACGCCCGGCCGACCGCTAGCTCGCCCTCATGGAGCCGACGTTCGCGCTCTTCGTCCGTGAGCGCCTCCGAGTCCGCCTGCTCTTCACCAGCGAGGTCACCCTGCATGTTGAGGCCGCGCATCAGCCCGGCCACGACGAGCATGTTCTCCACCGGGTCCTCGTACGGGAGGGCGTTCGCCGGCCCCATCGCCATCAGGCGGGCCAGACGGTTGGCGCCCAGGATGTCGAAGCCGAAGTTCGTGAACAGGTTCTCCGCCACATTGCCAGGGATAGCGATCGACCGGCCGTTGGGCACTCGCACCGTCCAGCCCTGCTCCGGCGTGTCATCCAGCGCCGCCGCCTCGACAAGGATCTGGTTCTCGCGGGTCGCTTCCTCCAGCAAAGGAGCAACGTCCTCGATCGACTCGAAGTTGCCGTTGTGATACAGGTTGAAGTAGTCCACGATCCGCTGCTCGATCTCAGGCGTGATCGGGCCGTTGGTCAGGCCGAGGATCTTCTGGAGCGCCCAGTCGGCGAGGGTGGTCTCGGTGAACACCTGCTCGCCGGGATCGTTGGGGTTGCCGTCGTCATCGTCATCATCCTCATTGGCAGCCTCTAGATCAGCTCTGAACTGTTCGACGGCTTGGGTCGGGTTCTCGATGCCAAGCTCAAACGCCGTGTTCCGCAGCCACGCCTCCGAAGGAGGAATATCGTTGTTCGCGGCGAGGTACTCGTCGTAGGCTTGCTGGAGAGTGGCTGCCGTCGCCTCCGCCTCATCCTCGTCAAGCTGCACGTCATCGAAGTCGCCGGGCGGAGGCTGACCCGTGAGCGCCGTCTGAACCCCTTGATCGAACTCTTCGTCGGTGCCGTCGAACTCGTCTTGAGCCGCGAGCATCGCATCAGTCCACTCGGCCTGATGCGTCGGGTCCCCGGCGCTCGCTGTCTGCAAGTACGCGACGATCTCCGTGACCTCGTCGTTCGACAGGCCGGGATTCGTTCGGATGTATTCGACTATCTCTTCGGGAGACAGACCCTCGATGTCATCGAGCGGGCTTGGCCCGGTGTCGTCCTCACGGGGGAGGTTTCTCGGAGGAGCCATCAATGAACCCCCCAGATCACAGGCGCCTCTCGACCGTGATCGGACCGAAGTCCTTGAGGTACCGAGCAGCGCTCACTAGCAATTCTGTAGAGTCGCGGAACCCGCCGAGAGACCGATTGCACCAACCGCAGAGCAGGCCGCGGACTTGACCCGTCTCGTGATTGTGGTCCACGGCCAAGCGCTTGTAGTGCGGTGGGCAAGAGCAGATGGCGCACACGCCGCCCTGAGCGGCGAACATCTCGTCGTACTGCTCGACGGTGATCCCGAACTTGCGGAGGAGCCGGTAGGCCCGCAACTCCTCCCGTTGCGTTTGGGTTCTATGTCTCGCACGCGGTCTCGCCGCCTCGCTCTCACACGCGCGGCAGCGAGACCGGGGTCGCTGCCGGTCAGCTCGGATGCTGAACTCTGACACCGGAAGGTTCCGATCGCAGCCCGTACAGGTCTTGCCGTTTGAGTAGTCCTGGCGTGGCGGAGCCATCAGAGCCGACGTTCCACAGTAAGGGGTCCAAACGATTTCAGGTAGAACCGCTCCCAGATCGACACCCACCGCGGATTCTGCTGGGCGAAGCCCACCGCCATCTTGCGGATCATGTCCATCACCTCGGGCGGCGCGTCCTCCAATGAGGTGATCCCGGCCGTGAGCCGCAAGCGATCCTTGATCTCGGCGAGCACCGTCTCGAACTCGTTGATCATGGCGTCGTCCATCGACGGCGCGATCCCAGCGCGCGTGTCAGTGGCGAAGCGGTCGATGGCGTCGTTGCGCTCCTGCTCCTCCGCCATGATGTTGCCGATCGTCTCGTTGCGGGACTCCCACCACGCCGGGTACTTGCGTTGCAGCTCGGTCCGCTTGTCCTCATAGAACGCGAGCGCGTCGCTCAGCCACGGCTTGTTGTGGATGTCCTCCAGCGTGTAGCCACGCTCACGGAGCTGGGCGTCGAAGTCGGCCTTGAACTGGTTCCACTCCTCCCAGCCCTTGCTGCGCTCGGACGCGCGCGTTACGTGGGCCGGCGAGCTGATCACGTTGGCCTGCTCGTGCAGGTTGCGTGACATCCAGTTGATGTCGTTGAGCACCGGCAGCAGGTTGCGGGTGAGCGCCTTGACTTCCTCGGCGTTGTCGGTCTCAATCTTCATGCCGACCGGGACGAACATGTTCCAGGCCAGCTTCCCGCCGGTCTCGAACATCTGCGAGTTGATGCCGCCGAAGCGTCCCATCGACAGGCCGTACGCGAACAGGTTGAGCCGCTGGAGCTGCTGAATCCACGGGAAGTAGTCCCGCCAGCGGTCCTCCAGGTTGAACTGCTCATCGAGCAGCTCGTACGTCTTGAACGCGTCGTGGAGCATGATCGAACGACCGAGGTCGTCGTTCATCCACTTGGCGAGGTGGCTCATCGCCTTCTTCTGGAATGAGAAGGGGAAGAACATGAAGTTCACCGACATCTCGGCAGCCGACCGCGCGCGACCGACACCTTTGCCGGTGGCGTAGGTATACATACGACGGGTGGCGTCGTATGCCTCGTCGGCGTTGAACCCTTCACCCATGAGTCGGGCGAAAGCGGTGCCCATCCAGTCCACAGGCGAGAAGCCCAGAATCCCGACCTGCTTGAACCAACGGCCGGTCGAGTCGAGCGCCTCCGGGTCGAAGTCCTGGCGGTCACGGGAGAACTTCTGGAACTGGCCGATGCGGCGCTCGTACGCCTCAACGCCGATCTTCTTCTTGAGCGCGCGGGGTGTCATATTCCCCGGCAGGATCACCCGATCGCCGACCTTGTGGACGACTTGCCCGGCGGCGTCCTTCACCTCGCGCGTGTAGCGCATCGGCGCGCCCGTCTGGGCGAGCATCATACCTTCCGTGTACCGAGATGCATCGAAGATCGGCGAGATTGTGAAGCGCAGTGAGTCACGCGCGCGGGCCAGGTTGTCGGCGAGGTAGCCGTAGCGCCAGTCGCGAGCCGCGCTGGCCAGCGGGTCGGCGACCTTCTTGAGGACGTTCGGGGCTACGGTTCCCACCGCCGCGCCGGCTGCGCCGCCGAGCACAACCTTGGCGAGGCGGTTCTCGAACGTGTCACCCTCGGCCTCGGCCTGGCTGCCAGCTATCGCACCAGCGGTGGCACCAAGAGCGCGCTGCCCTCGACCGCGCGCGAGGAAGCCTTCGCCGTACTTGGCGCCTGAAAGCGTCTTGAGCGCCCATGCCGCCTGGTTGCCCGAGCGAGCCTTGGCCTCGAACGCGTACAGGCCCATGTCTTTGAACGTGCCGTTGCGGAACTTCGCCGTGGCGCGGACGATCGCGCGCGCCTCCGAGTCAGAGAAGCCGGCCTCCTTCATCAGAGCGTTGCGGATCTCTTTCCCGCGCGACTGCACGTCCTCGACGTTCACCGGGGTCATCGATGTGGTGACCCTCTGGACGGTGCGCCTGGTGACCGAACCGAGATCCATGTGGCGGGTTAGATCCTCGACGCGATCCTGGTCCGCACGCACCCAGCGCTGGAGGAAGTCGAGGATGCCGTCGACCTCCTCCGAGTCGGTGCGAACTCCGCTCAACGTCGAATCCTTGAGTTCGGACAGCTCCCTCACCAGCGCGGCACGGTGCCGCAGATCAGCGATGATGTGGCCTTCGGCCGGCAGCCGGCCCTTGAAGAAGTTGCCGAGCGTGGCGTAGTTCATGTGCTTGCGGTTGATGTCCGCCCAGATGCCGCCAGGTACCAGGGCGAGATCCTCCGGCATCGCGAACTCGACGCCGTGCATCAGCTTGTAGTTGTCCGCCTGGAGGGCGGCAGCAAGGGTTTCGACTTCGTCGGCGTCGGCCATGCGGCCGGCGGCACGGTAGTCGGCAGCCAGCTTCTTGACATCGACTTCCTTGGCGGCGTACTGCCAGCGTTCGTGGAGATCCTTCGAGCGCTTCTTGAGCGCGTCGAACCCGGTGAGGGTGCGGCCGTTCTCGTCGGCCATCGAGAGAGGCAGGCCGTACTCGTCCCAGCGGGCAGCGTCGTCGGCCAGCTTGACCGCCTCGTCGTTGATGTACGAGGTGAGCTGATCGACGGAGACACCTTTGCGCTTGGCGAACTTCACGATGTAGATCATCGAGTCCTCGCCAGGGAACGAGCGGCTCACCATTCTGCCGCCTTCGTCAACGGTGCTCGGGTGGAACGTCTCCCGAACAAGGTGGCCGATCTGTTGCGGGGTCAGATCCTCGATCCCCACGTCTCTCATGACGCTCCGCCAGTCCGGCGACTGCGGCATCTCGACAGACCTGGGCAGGAGGCGTTCGACGCGCTGGCCGGCGCCGCCCGCCAGCCGGTCCAGGCGCTCCAGGTGCTTACGGGCGTCGAGGAGGTCTGAGACCTCTTCACGCAGCTCGAAGATTTCCTGGCCAGACTTGGTGGCAAGGTCGGCGATCGTCATGCGGCCAGGCAGCACGCCTGGGGCGAGGACGCTCGTCGCCGCGTCCCAGACGCCATCGCCCTTCTCTGTCAGCGCGGATTCGGTCATCGCCTCGTTCACCGCGCGCGTGGCGCGGTCGCGGCGGGTCACATCGGTGATGTGTGAGCGCCGGCCGGTGCGGGTCTTGGCCGGGATGAGTTCGGCCGGATCGAGAAGGCCGGACGCGCGCGACCGGCGGACTGAATCGGTGGATGCCGTGAACTTCGGCCAGTTGCCGAACTTGTCCCAGATCTGCGGCATGTACTTCTGCATGAGCAAAGCGCGGCCCTCAGCACCGAGACCGGCCATACCCGGTATGCCCGGCGCCTCCATGCCGGGGTCGAACGGAGCGTTCGGGTCCGGCTTCGGCATGTTCTCGGGACGCCAGAGCTGAGTCAGGGTCTCGACAGCAGTCTTGTCGTGTGCAGCCGCCAGGCGCGCGGCCTGCTCTGGATCAGCGACGAGCCTGGCGCGGATCGTGCCGGCACGGCTCAGAAGTTCGCGGCGAGACGCCGCTTGCCCAGCTTCGGTCATCGCCATCGCCATCGACAGGTCATCGAACCAGGCGTCGGTTCCCACGTCATCGGTGGCCGCGAACGGGCGGATCTGGTTGACCAGCTTGTTGCGTGCGAAATGCCAACGCCCACGCCACGCTCCGCCGGTCAAGCTCTTCGCCTGCGTGCTCGCGATATGGTCGATGCCGAGCAGAGTGTTCGCCCAGACGATCGTGGCGGCAGCCACCTCGTCGGCGATCTCGTTTCCGGTGGCGAGGCGCATCTCTTCCGCCAAGGCGTGCTTCACACCCGACATGCGAACGTTCGTGTTCCACTGGTTCAGACGGCCTCGCATCGCAGCGGCCTCCTCCGCCGTGGCGGCGGTGGTGATGCCGGTCTCCAGATGGGCGACCATGCCGACGTGGACGGCCATCGCCGGCTCGTGCTGGTCCGCTATCGGGCGGAACGACATCAGGTCGAGGCCCCGGCCGCTGGCCCTGATCGCCCGGTTGATAGACGGCAGGCGTTCAGACAGAATGCGTCGAACAGTTGGCGAGACGCCGAACAGGCCGATACCAGCCGCCGCCCCCCAGGCGGCGTCATCAGGCGAGTCGCCCAGAAGCGCTCCAGCGCCGGCCGAGAGGGCCGCAGCCTTGATCGCGCCGGGCACGTTCTCGCGCATCAGCAAGCGGCCCGCAGCGGGTGCTATCGCCGCCGCGCCCGCGCCGATAGCAGCGCTTCTCGCTATGTCTCCGCCGTCATCGCCTGTCGCCGTGCCGGCCGCTGCGCCGATGGTGGCCCCCACCCCAGCGCGCCCGGGAGCGGTACCGAGAGCGAACCGTGCGCCCTTGCCAAGCTTCGACGCCACTCCGGTGCCTTCGCCGGCCCTGCGGAAGAACGTCCCAGGACGGAAGATGTTGTACGGCGCGATCATCACCTCTGGCAGGAACATGACCGGGGTCTGGCCCGCAGCGTAGAGACGTTCCGAGAGTTCGTTCACCGGGTCTGAGACGTCGGCCAGGCTGACGCCGCCTTCGTAGGAGCCCATCCGACTTTCCAGTTGCGAGACGAACCCGAGGCGCATCCCTGGCTGCACGAGACCCTTGGCCGTCGCAACCGGCAGCGCCGCGCGCCACTTGCGCAGCGCCTCGCCGGCCCCTCGCGCTAGAGCGTTGTCAGCCCGCCCGAGACGGGTGGCCATCGAGGATGCACGGCCGAGTTCGGTGAAGTTCTTGAGGGCAGCCTCGCCGCCCGTGAACTTGGCCAGCTTCGAGGTGCGGAAGAGGTCACCGATCATGTCGATGTTGCGGCCGCGCGCCATCAGCATCCCGATCCGGCCGGTGTTGAACGCAGCGCCGACGCCTGCGAACATCAGGCCGACGTTGATGATCGGAAGCAGGATGTCATCGATCGGCCCGGTCAGGGCGTCCCACAGCTTCGCGCCCCAGTCGAGCGGGTTCTTGGCTTCGCCCAGCTTCCGCCACTTGTCGCCCCAGGTCTGGATCTCGCTGCCGATGTTGCCGAAGTCCCAGAACATGTCGAGCTGGGTGGCGGCGGACAGGAGGCCGGACGGCGACGTGAAGTCGTTCAACAGGTCCATGACGCCCGAGAGCGGCATCGCGCCCTCGCGGCTGCCGCGTAGCCGTTCGTCGTAGCGCTCGAACGCCAGATCGTTGCGGAAGCGGTTGAACTCCGGGCTCCACGACGAATCGACCTTCGACGGGTCCATGTCGATGAGACCGTGCCGGATCATATCCAGCTTGGTGCGCATCACGGCGTCCTCGGTGGCCACCTGCGGGGCGGGATTACCCGAGAGTGAGGCAACGATGATTCGGCCCTGATCGATGCCCCGGTTCGGGATCGGCGGGAGCTGGGGAATCTCAGGCTCTCTGGCCTGTCGAATCTCGTCCTCGATCCCGGTCAGGAAGTCAAAGAGCCCAACGTCGTCAACGTCGCCGAGCGTGGCGAGGTCGGCCTTGAACTCGTCGGGCAGTGGGGGCAGGGACCATGTGGACTCGACAGCCGAGATCTGTTGGATGTTGCGATCCACGCGCGCGAGGTCGGGCGTAGCGTCAAACCGGGAAATGACCGGCGCCACCTCCGGCGTGAAGATGGACGTGTCACTCATCTCTGAGTACACCCCGAGGAATCAGGCGATATCAGGCTTGAACAAGGAGATGCGCTTCCCCTCGAAGGTCAGCTCCACGTTGTCGTGCCCCACCCAATGGGCGAGTTCGATAGCGTCCTGGGACCGCCGAAACAGATCGCCCTCGGCATCGACTTCCACAACGGCCTTCTTGCCACGCACCTCGAACTGGATGCCCTCGATGGTCGCCTCGTCGGGATTGAGAGCCACAGGCGCTCCAGGCAGACCTGCGACACCACGGACGTGAACCGGGACGGAGTTCGGTTCGCCGATGGTCGAGTCAGCGGTGCGGATCACCCTGACCGAGGCAGCGGGGCCGGTGTAGGCGCGCTCCCGGGCCGGCGTGAAACCCTTGATCTCCCCTTGCTGGGAGTAGATCACGACGTTCGACGCTCCCAGGTTCTCCAGGTCGTCGGCCAGCCCTGAGATCTTGTCGGCGTCGTACTGGTCCACCTTGTAGACGTAGCGAGCCACGTGCTCGCTGACGCGCGCGATACCGGCCGGCACCTTCTCTCCGGTGACGCCCAGCCCAACATCATCGCCGGCTGCGTTCGGGACCGACCAGTCGGACAGCTCGTTGATCCGGCTGGGGCCGTCATTCAGCTTCGCTGGCACGCCGTCATTCACTTGCATCGCACCGCGCATGGCTGCTTCGTCGGCATCCATGCCGATCACGAGGATGGCCGGCTCGCCATCGACAAGCGGGATCGGCTGATAGCCCTCGGCCCTCAACTCACCTTCCAGCCCACCAGGGTTCGTGAACACCGCCCACGCGTGCGAGGCGATCGCCGAGCGCACCGCATTGCCGTCCGTCAGGTCGTCGGGACCAAGGCGCTCCAGGCTGAACTCCGGTCGCTCGCGCGCGGCGCCGCCAGGCACGCGCTTGGCGTCCTGCGCCCACGGCGGCATTGCGCCGTCACTGTCGAACGCGATGAACTCGCCGGGAGTGAAGCCGGGGTATGAGCCTGCGTGCATCGTCTCGACCACGGTGCCGGGTGTGCGCAGCACCGACGAATCGATCGTGTCGAACGAATGCAAGGAAAGGGGGTAACTCGGCATCCAACGAGGGACACCATCGGTGCCGAGCGGACCCGGATGCATGTGGCGCATCCAGTAGTCGGTCTCGGGCGTCGGTTTCGCTGCGATCGTCACGTCGTAGTCGTCAGCGAACACGGTGATGCCAGAGGACTCCGTGGTGAGCGCCTTCAACGGCATCGACTCACCCGACTTGCCACTGAACACGGCGCGCAGCGCCGGATCATAGTAGCCGTCACCATTCTGCGGGAAGTCCACCACCGCCAGTGGTCGGCCGTCGTTGTCCACGATCCGAGCCTTGCCGGTGACACCCACCTCGGATTCGACATCGGCCGTCTTACGGACGTGCCCGGTCAGCTTGCCCCAGTCCTCCTCTTCGACGTCGGAACCACCAGCGAAGCGCTCGTAGAGCGGCTGGATGTTGGAGTCCAGCCGGCCGGCCCTGCCTTTCTCGTTGAAAGCGCGCCAATCGGGCGCTGCCTTGCCGGGATCGCTGGCCTCGTATTGGTCGAGCCGTGCCGCCATCAGCGCCAGGCGCTCGTCGGGCGTGTTGTCGGCGACCTGGAAGTTGGCGATCTCGCGAGCCAGGCTCGGTGTGTCCGGCAATTCTGGCGGGCGCTCGACCGTGGGCGTTCCGGCAAGAATCTTGCCGCCGACCAGAAGGCGGTCGCGCGCGGAGATCTCGGGTGGCGCGTCCTCTATCTTGCCGGCCCCGATAGACTTGAAGAGGGCCGACACGTCCGGTGGAGCCGGCGGCGCTCCGAAGCCGTAAGGGTCGTTCACTTGCGGATCGACTCCATGATCATCTGAGCGAACCGACGCGTCGTCGCCGAGTACTTGCGCTCAGGATCAGCGGCCAGCATCTCGAAGATCTGGAGGACCTGAGACTGCGGGACGCTGGCCTCAGGTTCCATCGGAGTCAGAGGCGTGCTCGCCGGAACTCCCGGCTGGCGGGAGGGACCGAAGATTGACCGAGGTAGCCCCGCCGCTGGAGGGGGTAGAGGCGGCGTACCGCCCATCGAAGGCAGCGGAGCTACCTGGTCGGCCTGTTCCGGCGAGCCTTCGCCGGGAAGCGAAGCGAGGAGGCGGGCCTCTTCCGCCTTCTCGCCGTACGTACCTGACGCCGGGGCCGAAGGATTACCTCCGGCCGGAAGTTGCTCCAAGACGGCGGGGGTTGCGTTCACATTCGTCATCACAGGTCACCCCCACCGCGTTCACCCTCCTAGATACACGTTGTCTCCGGTGAGTGCGATGTCCTTGCTGGCCTGAATGATGGCATCGGCCTGTTCGGCATCGATCTCGGTCCAGAACAGGTCATCGGTGGCGATCAGGTGGCCGCTGGAGTTCGGCACCTGGTATCCGCACACCTGGGAGACCAGACCCCCGGTAATGACCCCATCGGGGTCCATGTACGTCGGATCGGAGCGATCGAAGGCGACGTTGTACCAGACGCATTCCCCGTTATCGGCGTTCGGCAGGTTGGCGGCAACCGTGCCGCCAGCCAGCACGGCACCGACGATGAGTCCGATGATGAACTTCATGGCTGGTCCTCTCGTAGTGCGTTGCCGAACGTGTTTCTGATCGTCGCTTGCCCCCACACGAGAGTGAACTCGTAGCCATCGGCGCAGCGGAACGACTGCCAGAACTCCGACTCGTACTCTCCGGGGCGCATCCCCTCGCGGGTGACGTGGCATTCGTTGATCTGCTCGCGGTCGCGTGCGTGCGTGGTCGTCGTCACGAACGGGTCGTCCGGCACGGTGATCGTGGACGGTGGCGCTTCGTCGTGGGCGAGCGCGTCGCCGATCAGGCTGGCACCGCCAGCAAGCATGGCGCTGACAGCAATCACAGTCAGGGCGGCAGAGAGCTTCACGACGCACCTCCGATGCGGTCGGACTCGAAAGCACAGTAACGTGGCTCTTCCGGGTCGGGCTGAATCTGATACGGCTCTTCGTCCACGTAGCGGATGAGAGGCGGCGGGAACGCACCCGGCCAGTCGCTGTAGCCGTCCTCGGGATGGTCACGCGCCCACGCTTTCGCGTAGTTGATGACCATCGTGATGAGAGCGTCGCCGCGACAGTCAGGGAACCGTGCCGCGGTGTTCGCCATGACGCTGGACACCTCCGGTGTGGACATGCTCGTACCGGACGATATGCCCCACGACTGTCCGGGCAGCAGGCCAAGTTCGCAGCCTCCGTTGGCGACAAGGCGGACGGTCGAGCCCCAATTCGAGAACACGGCGAGCGCGTCATCGAGGTGCATGAGCCCGCAACCCTGGCCGACATCGAGCGCGCCAGGCAGGCCGTCGTAGTCAACGATCGCGCCGACCGCCACAACGCCCGGCACGTTTGCCGGTCCGAAGTTGATCGCGTCCATGTTGTCGTTGCCCGCAGCGACGACAACGACCGCCCGCTGCGCGGCCTTGCACCAGCCGTTCGTGTAGACAGACGGCCCGCCGCATCGTGTCGCGACGTGTTGACCGCCGAGCGACGCCGAGATGATCGTGGCGTCATGTTCGAGCGCCATGTTGACCGCGCACAACACCATTGCTTCCGACGCCGAACCCTCGGTGGAGAACGTGATCTCGTCCAGAAGGGTCACGCCGGGCGCGGTGGACGTGATGTAGATGTCGTTGTGCTTCGCGCCGATCCGGCCGGCGACCCAGGTTCCGTGGCCGTGGGCATCTTGACCCCAACCTTCGGGGCCGCGGTAATCCTGCGAGCAGTTGAAACCGGTGGCGACCTGGCCTTCGAGGTCATCGTGGGTGGCGTCGATGCCAGTGTCGATGACCGCCACCCGGACCCCGGCCATCGACGGCGCGCCGTTGATCCATTCGTCAACGGGAGTCCCGGCGCGCAGCACCGCGGGAGGGATCTGTTGCGTCCCCGACTGTCCTGGCGGGGCGAGAGGCCCGCCGCCGTTGCTGATCGGTGTGGGGAGAGACACGACGCCTGATGTCTCGGCAGCCATCAGCGGGGCCTGGCCGGTCAGGGCGTTGGCGTCGTCGGCCTCCTTCTGGGTGAGGCGCAGCCAGATCATGTCGAGATCGGGCATCGCACACTTCCGGCCGTCCGGTCCGGTGTCCGGTTGTCGCGACGCCCGCTCGTCTGCCGGGACGCCGATCTGTTCGAGCACCCAGTCGCAGTAGTGATCGAGGTCGGAGCCCGGCTCGAACTCGCCGACCCAGTCGGTCATCGGCAGCTCCGCGAACGCGGGAGCACCCGGTGGGACGATGGCGAAAGATGCGGTTACAGCGGTTACGGCCAGTAGCAGCCGGCGAGTGTATGAGGTCATGCGACCCCCCTTCGATGCTCGCCTTCTACAGTATCAGACGAGTATAAGACTCAGACGATGCCGAGCAAGACCTTCAACAGGACGATGAACAAGATCACGGCGATGACGAGAACAATGATGCGCTCCATGAGACTCACCCCGTGGTCTGCACGCCAGCGAACCCACCTGGGCTGGTGGGCATTGAGGTTCTGGCAATCGTCTCCTGCTCGACAGGCGCTTCACCGCCGCCCGCGCCGAGAGCCGCGAACAGCTCCTCAGGCGGTGGGGCCGGTGGGACCATGCCGCCCTGCTGTGGGGCAGGGCCGGGCGGGACCATGCCGCCGGTCAGGCCAGACATCATCATCGACTCGCGCATTTCCTCTTCGGGCTTGGCGACGAACTTGTCGAACAGGTCCTGGATCGTCTCGCCGTTGAGACGACCGCGCAGCATCTTCGACAGCGCTCCCTTTGGAACGGTGCCGCCTTGCACGCCAGCGAGCAGCTCGGCCTTCATCATCCCGATGAAGTCCTGGGCGTCCACCCGGACCTTCTCCAGTTGCACGTCCTCGATGCCCTCGAAGTTCTCCTGGACGAACTCCAGCGACACGATGCCGGCCTGCGACGCCTGGATGCCCATCACCATCGAGGACGACGGGTCGTGGCCGAGTCCGAGACCGTAGGTCACGTCGATGTCAGCCGAAATGTCGATGTCCTTCTTCGTGTCCACGTCGATCTGGTACGACTGGTTCTTGAACACGCCGGCCATCAGCCGCTTCTCGCCGGACTGGTGGTCCATCTTGAACATCACGCGCTGCGCCTGCTTGAGCGCGCGGCGCATCAGCAGGTGGTACGTGCGGATGACGGTGTTCAGCATCCCGACCGCCGACTCCATCGCCTTCGAGGAGATGTTCGACTGGTCTATGTCGCCGGGGCGGGTCTTTGGCCACCGGCCACCGAGGTGCAAGCCCTCCACGAGCTGCTGCATCTCCTGGTGGACGGTGATCGAGCTGACCGCGGGCGGCACGCGGCCGATCTCGCCGTTGGGTCCGAGCGTGATCAGCGAACCGCCGCCCATCGGGACGCGGCCGATCACGTCCTTCACCCACATGTCGGAGTAGACGCTCTGGTCGGCGTAGTCCAAGGTGAGGCGCATGAGGCGGATATGGGCCTCCATCACGCCGATCACCTGGTCGAACTGGCCGCGGGGCTCGCCGTCGAAGGTGACTCGTTGGCCGATGACAACCGGAGACTGCTTCGACTCGTTCTCGGTGCGCTCCAGGATGATCGACACCCATTGGGGCGGCTCAGACGGCTGGAGCCGGTTGTGGCCTTCCACGATGTTGCTGTCGTAGACGCCCGCGATGATCGTCTCGTCGGGATCGTAGTACTCGATCAGCGTGACCGCGTGATCCATGAAGTAGTTCGGGTTGGTGCCTCGTCCGATCACCGCAGAGCAGAACTTCTCCTGCCATACGGGGTCAAGTTGCGTCAAATACAAATCGCGCGCGAAGAAGCAACGGTTGGTGACCCCGAGGAAGCCTTCGGTGGGCTCAGGGAAGCATGTCCGAGGGTCGCGCCACTGGATTCGAGGCGGCTCGCCCGGCTTCTTCGTGACCACCCACGCGAACATGCCGAAGCCGGACAGGTTCATCAGCGATCTGATGGTCAGAAGCTCGATCTCGGAGCCCTCCAGGTAGGAGGTTCCGATCTTCTCCATCTTGCCGGCGACCTTCTTGGAGGCGTCGGTCGTGCCGGAAGGCTTGATCCGCACGGACGGGATGAGGCTGGCAGCCTCGGCGGTGTCCTCCAACGCGGTGAGGATCAGGTTCGGAGAGTGCGACTCTTCGACAGGCTTGTCATCGGGCAGGCGAATGGACCATTCGCCACGCGCCGCGCGCTCGATGCGCTCCATGCGTTGGTTGCGTTCGCCCCACCGTTCGTGGTAGCGGGTCCAGCAGGCCGAGAAGTGGGCTGGATCGAGTTCGCCCCTGAGATCAAGCACCAGACTGCGCTTCTGACAGCGCCCAGCGCTGATAGTCGTCCATCGGCTGGCCGTTGTGGATCTCGAAGCAGATCTCGCGCATCTGCGCGTCGGTGGCATCCCTGTCCACCGGGAAGTACACGTCGCGGAAACGCTTGCCGTCGAACTCGAAGGTGCCCTCGGGATCGGGGACGAACGTCGAGGCGATCACCTGGGACGAAGAAAGGTTGGGGGCGAGGACGAGAGGGTCATCGAACACAGGAATCATCAAGAAGCCCCCCGGTCAACCATCACCGAACGCCGCACGTTGACGAGCTGACGCTCCTCCATCTCCGAGATCGGGAAGCCCATCTGCTCTGAACGGGTCGGGGAACGGATCTCACCGTTGCTCGGATCGTAGATCGTCCGTTTCGACGTGATCCGTTGCGGCCAGTTCATCGTCGTGCGCGGATCGAACGGCTCGACCAGGTTCGATGACCAGAACGCCTTCACCCCGGTTTCCGCGATCCACAACGACATCACCATGTCGTAGACCATGCCGTACGGGAAGCGCACGAGCTGGTGCTCCAGCTCGCCGATCTTCCGCTTGGCGTTGATGTCCCCCCACGGCAGGCGGATCACACCGTTGTGGAAGAGCGGGGCCATCGCGGTGACACCGAACTGAGGGTCCTTCTTGCCGCCCTGCCCTCGGCCCGCGTGCGTGATGTGACCGTTGACACGTACACCCTTCTCCGCGAGAGGAACGAGAAGATCCTGGTTGTACTGGACGAGCTGGCTCTGCAAGCCGTTCGATTCCACGATGATCTCGCGGGGGTTGTAGCGTTCGACCCACTCGAAGATCTGGTCCTTGAGCTGATACGCGCGCATCTGCTTGACGTTCTCGACATCAACGATGAACCGCATCCCGGTACCTGGATGAAGCGCGTACGCGGTCAACGACGTGTAGCCGGCCTGCTCCCCCGCGCCGGCGGGATCGATCCCGATGAACACGTAGCAGCCGGACGGCACCTCGCCGAGCATCCGGTCATCGTCGTGGCAGCGGCGGAGCTGCTCCTCGGTGAAGATCGACTCGGTGGTGGGCAGGTCGGCGTTCTGGTAGACCAGCTCGAACTCGGCCGGGGTCATCCGGCCTCGCGCGCGCTGCGCGGCTTCGATAGAGAAGTGATCGGGCCAGAGCGTGATGCCAGCAGATTCATCGATGATACACGCGCGCTTGTAGACCTGATAGTCCTTGAGTTGAAGCAGGTGGCTATACACATCGTCCGGGTGGATGCGGGTGCCGACGATGATCAGCTTTCCGTTGTCACCAACACGGGTGTCATATTCTCGGACGATCTTGCGCCGCATCTTCTCGACCATGTCGGGGTTGTTCTGGTTGTCGACACCAGCGATGTCGTCCACGATGATCTTGTGCTGACGCCGGCCGTAGATGTCGGAACCCCAGCCGTACGCGCGCAGCGACGGATCTTTCTCCGGGCTGACACGCCCGACATAGAAGCCTTTCGCGGTCCAGCCTGAGCCCGGTTCGCGCAGCGAACCAAGCTCATCGATCGGGTTGGCGGTGCAATCCTCGTACAGATCCGGGTTGGTGAGCAGATTGGCGATCTGATAGACGAAAGCCTGAGCCAGATCGGAGCCAGCCGAGATGATCGAGATCATCATGTTCGGATCGCAGTACAGGTCGTGAACCGTGCCCCAGACGGTCACACAGGTTGACTTCGAGTGGCCGGGAGGGACGAGGATCAGACCACGTTTGATAGTCGGGTCCTGCGCGAACGCCATCATCTCGTCGTGGAACTGCGGCACCGGATGGTGGACTCCGCAGTCGAAGCACCTGAATCCGTCGAAGTAGCGCCGGACGAACTCGCCGATCGGCGGGATACGCCGCACCTCTTTGATGCCGAGAGGACTGGAAGGCACGAAGCCCCCGGTGTCCGGCTGACGGTCCCGAACCTTCAACTCAACTGTAGTTTCAGGCGGGATCGGGTCGGGAAACTCAACTTCTGGTTGAGTTTCGATCTGAGCTTCGGCTTGAACGGCCGGATCGGCCGGATCGACCCTGCGATGCTGCCTTCTGTCGACCGCAGCGCGCGCTGAACGCTCTTCGCGGCGGCTCAGCTCCGCTTTGTACTTCCCAACGTGCTCGTTGAGCCTCGAACGGGAGACTCCGAGCCGCCGAGCGGCCTCGGACTGGCTGTGGGTCCCCTCAAGGACCAACTTGAGCGCGTGCTGCATCCGTTTCGTGGACGACCAGGAGCGATACTGCCAGGCCATCGTCTCCTGGGCCTTGGTCTTTGGTTGCCAGGTGCGAGGACGGTACCCGCCGCGCCCGCGCCGCTTCGGTTCGACAGGCGCGTCGTACACAACAAGTTCGTCAGACATCTCGTAAGACTCCCCCGAGTGGAGTCTGATACTGGTGTGATACACTAGAGACCTATGGCCAAGTTCGATTGGGAGAAGGAAGCAGCCCGTCAACGGGCTGCTTCGCGCGAGCCCTGGGTCCCGAGAGTCCGCGACGACTACGTGGACTCGGCCGAGCGGAAGCAGGTGCTCGCGATCGCGGCGGCGTACGCCGGCCAGAACCAGTACTGCCGCAGGATCGTGAAGTACTGCGGTGACGGGATCGGACGAGGTGTCACCCGGAAGCAGGCTGACACCGTGTACAAGATCTCCCGCGAGCAGGGATCGAAGGTGCCTCGAACGAGGACGGGCTCACCTGGGGCCAGGGACTACCAGCTCGTAGCTGACGTGTACCGCTGAGAGTTCGGGGTGTACTAGGGAGTGATTCTGGGTCCTCCGTGACAGAATTGTTACGAAGGCCCCCCTCTTTCTTCGCGGAAGAAAGAGCATCCTCCGCCAGGAGGATTCCTCCCGAGGCGTACGGAGGAAGCCGAGCAAGCCTGCTCGCCTTCAAGGCGAGCATCCGCCCGCCCCCAAGGGCGGGCACCAACATCGGGCAGCGGAGGCGACAGCCGGAGCTGGCCGATCTCTACCGAGATCGACCCAGAAAGCTGTGCCTGAAATATTCCCTCCCACCTCCTAGAGGTGGGAGGGCGCGGTTTGAAGCACCCCCGGTCTAGGGGGTGCTGAGCTAGTCGAGCAGGGGGTATACCCCCTGCGAGAAGATTGGTTCTCTTGTCTTGGCAGCGTGTGGTGCACGCTGCATGCTCGCTCGCTCGCTTCGCTCGCTCGCTCGCGTCATACAAATTTCGCACGCGCGCGTGCGTTCGTTTGTACCAACACAATGAACGCTCAATGTTGAGTGACGTTCACTCAACATTCTCGCACCACCGTCGGAGTGACGATCCGCAACCTTAGGTTGCTTCTCGTCATGGTAGCCGCGTAGCGGAGCTTGCGCTAGCAAGCGCAGCTTCTAGCTCAGCGTGCGACGCACGCACGCAACCTAGCGACGCACGTGCGTGCGTCGCGCACGTCGAGCGCGCCACGCTCGCGCGCGAATCTTTCAAATTTCTCACATCGCGCGCGCAAGCTCAGATCCTTGTGAACGTGTGCACGTTCACTTGCGTTTCTCGCGCTATTCGCGCGCGGTCGCTTGACAGTCTCGCCCGCGTATGAGACCGTGTGAGTGTCGGTATGAGACCGGCACAAGACCGGAGGTGAGACGGTGAGCAGGTTCGATGACCTTGAGGCATGGCTCGCGGATGAGAACGACCGCGCGGCCGCGGAGCGTCTGGAGCGCGACCTTGAAGCGGCATGGATCGATCAGCATCGTTGGTCGGACTTCCACGCGACGGTGACCGATTTCCACCCACTCGCGGGTGAGATCTTGCAGGGCGCGCGATGAGTCGGTCACTGAACGACGATCGCGCCTACTGGGAACGCCAAGTCGCCAAGTGGGAAACGGCGCGCGACTCTGCTCAAGCGGTAGTCGCCAAGTGGGAAACGGCGCGCGACTCTGCTCAAGCGGTAGTTGATGAAGCGCAACAGTGGATCGACCTGGCACGCGCGGAGATCCAATGGATCGACGGAGTCACGCGATGAGCATTGACGCCCTTGCCACGTACGACACTTTTACGCTCGCCGAATGGCGCGCGGGTCGCGGTGCGTACGCGGTCCAGCGCTTGACGCTGGACTCTCGCACGATCGATGAACGGCGCGAATCGCGCTGGTCGAATCCCGACTACACGGGGGTGGCGCTGTCATGCCTCGACTGACTGATGTGGCCTGGTCGGATCTCCGCCGCGGCGACGTGCTGTCGTGGGACGGGGGCGAGCCGATCGACGGGATGCTCAGTCCGATCACTATCGGCGCTCGCTTTGTCGATTATTGCGAAGCCATCGCCGGTCGAGACGTACTAGCGCACGACCTAGCGAATCGTGGCTACGTCTACACCGAGACGGCCCACCGCGAGAACGTGCACCGCGTGGCAGTCACGCGGGGAGCGCCGTGGGGTCCGTGTCACTGCGCGGAGTGCCGGCGGAGCGCTGAGCAGGCCCCTTCGCCGTTTAGTTGGATCGTGGATGAGAGATTCACGCCGTTAACGACGCCACGCACCTCCCATCGTCAACTAAGCGAGCAGGACGAGGATCGCGCGCTCGATCTCCGCCAGCAGGGCTACACGTGGAACGAAGTAGCCAGGACGATGGGCCTACCTCCCACTACAGCAGGTCGGTACTCGCTGGCACGGTGGGCCGCGTACCGCGCGCGCAAACGGCACGGTATGGTGCTGCCACGCGTCGCGCCCGGTCTGATCAATCGGCGATTCGGGATTGAAATCGAATTCAATCGGTCTAACGATTGCGACCTCTACGTAGACGACATGCAAGAAGCGATCGCGCAAGCGTGCCGCGACCAGGGTTTGCAAGCGCGCGTGGAACGTTACAACCACAACACGCTCCGTTGGTGGAAGATGACGACAGATTCTACCGTGTCGGGTGGCGAATTCGTCTCACCTCCGATGCGCACCGAGACCGGACTACAGCAGGTCAAGATAGCGCTTGACGCTGTCAAAGACAACGGTGGCAGTACCGCCGATAACGTCGGTATGCACGTTCATCATGACGTGACCGATTTCACGCGCGAGCAGATTCGGCACCTGGTCCGCGTTCTACGCGTGTGGGAGCGTCCGGTTATGGCATTCGTTCCCGCCCACCGTTGGCGCGGTGGGAATACGTGTGGAGCGTCAATACTCGGCCAGTATGAGTGGGATTGGTTGGAGGCGGAATCCCTGACTCCGCGTCGTTCCGATGGTCGCGGCTTTGTGCCTCATGGTCGTTACTGGTCGATCAACTTTGAACCGGTTATGACCTATGGCACAGTGGAATTCCGCGGGTTAGGCCATACACTGAGTTACGCTAAGGTCGATCCGTGGGTACGCGTTACTCAGGCAATAGTCGAGTACGCACGGCGCGAATTGCCGATACCGACCAGTGATCATGTTGACGACATGCTCACCGTGTTGGTCGACCACGAATTGATCACGGACGCAACCAGCGTGGCATTCCGACGCCACGCAACGACAGACAGACAGCGCGATCTAGGTATCGCGGTCTAGAACGGAGGGAATATGTGCGGAATAGGCGCCCTATCACGGGCGGACGGATCAATCATCACCAGGGCGGACCTAGTCCTAGGTGATCTCGCTACCGGACTACAGGAGCGCGGTTGGGACGCTACCGGGTTCGCGTGGATCGGCGAGCACGGTTGGCCAGAGTATTGGAAGTGGGATGAACCCGCGATGTACGCGGTTGATCAAGCTCCGCTACAGCGGTGGATGAGGACCGCGATCGTTCACACCAGATGGGCGACCCAGGGCTCGCCCACCGACGAAGAGAACAATCACCCGGTGATCGCGCCAGGGATCGCGTTGGTCCATAACGGCGTGCTGAGCAACGATGATGAGCTATTCGCGCTTCTGGAGTGCGAGCGTCGCGGCCAGGTTGACTCAGAGGCGTTAGCGGCTCTGCTCGCGTACGGTCCGAACGCGTTCGGCGAGGATGACCCTGCGCAGCTTCTGGAGCTTGTGAAAGGCGACGCGGCGATCGCGTGGCTTGACGCAAACTCGCCAGAGGTTCTACACCTCGCGCGCTTGCGTGATCGACCGATGGAGCTAGCGTGGACTAAGGCCGGCGATCTGATCATGGCGTCAACGACATCGGCGATCCAACTTGCGACGAAAGGCCGTTGCAAGATTGTCAACCGTCGCACCGTTGGCATGGGGACCTACCTACAGGTCGTGCGAGGTGAGATCGTGGACGAGCGCAAGATCGCGCTAGCTCCGCGGGCCTACGGTGTGCGCGAGTACGTCGCCACCGTGTCAGAAACGCGGCCGGGGGTGACAACGTTCAAGCCGGTCGAGGGTAGCGCCACGCAGACATGGCTAGAGGCTAAGCGCGCGGCGGAACTGGACCCGGCCGTTACGAAGATAGACAAGGCCATCGAAACGTACAAGGTTGGCAAGGCTAAGACTACGGTCATCCCTTTCCGCTCGCGGAGCACGCTAAGCGTGCCCGCGGATGAAATGGTTGATCCGTTCGATGACGAGGCGATGGCTCTATTCGACCAGGAATGTGGCGCCGATGGCGTCGCACTTTACAAGTGAGAGAGGCAAGAATGAACAGAATCTACCCGGTGCCAGTACGCAAGCCTTGGCGCGTGCTACTGGAATTCAACGATGGCCAGCACCTGACAGGGATGACCGATGCCGATGTGGTGCAAGCGTGGCGGCGGATGCACTGGCTCGCGCCGTTGCCAGATCCGCACAACGATCTTGCGCAGTTCAAGGCGTTGATCATCGAGCACGCGGGCGCGCTGTACGGCGATCTGTCGGCGCGGCGTCTCCGTCACGCCGATGGCGCGATGTCTGACGGCG